GTCGAACGCGGGCATCTCGAACACGGATTCATTAGGGTAGCGAATCGCCAGGGGCCCGTCCTCCTGAGGTGTGCTCTTCTGATAGATGTTTTCGAAGAAGAGCTTCGGCATGTCCGTTGGCAGATGCGCACGCATGTCTCCTGTGACATTCCGCACACGTGTACGAACACGGCCACTCTCCGTGTCGACCGTGGTGACACCGTACTCCTTCCGCAGGACGTTCAGCCCATACGACAGAGCGTCGCGGACCTCCTTGTTGTAGTAGAATGCAACCTTTTGTCCGAACCACACCTCCGCCGTAGCGACCGCTTCACAGACAGTGCGACCGACACCCGACATGTCTTCTGGCATGAAAGCCCGACCGATACACTCATCAGCGGGCCGCCACGGGTAGTACTGGCCGTCCGCAGGGTCATACCTGGGAATGTAACTGAGGACATCCGCATCGGGTTCTTCGGCTGGATGCGTGATGTAGTACTTCTCATCGTACGTGTAGTGAACGAACTTCAGCGTGACGTTGATACCCTTGTTGAAGGCCATGTACTCCTCGAAAGGAAAGTCCACCGGCACGTTCATGACGAAGTCGTCCCCGTAAGTCCAGAAGACGTTACGCTCAATGCCCTTAGCATCAGACCACACGTATCTGTGGTACCAATGAACGACATGGAGTTTGTACCCCCTGTACTCAGGCCTCCGCAAGGCTTTCTTGTCGCAATGGTTGTTCCACAGCTTCTTCATCACGGTGTTAACCGCGCAGTTGTCAAAACCAGTGCTACCGAAGCCGTTGATCACACCATGCCTCTTCATGAACATGTGGCCACCCGCGATGACGAACACCGCGTACATGCCATCCTTGTATGCGAAGAAGAAGAACATCACGAACACCACCGGGATGTACCTCGCACAATACAACCGGAAACAGTGTTGCATTGTGACCCAGTGCAGAGTGCGACACCCGCACTGGAACGCTCTCAGGATGCCCGCGTCCCAATTACTAGCGTCCGTAGAAGCGATGACCCTCCCACGCGCTGCAAAGCCCTTCTCAAGACCGATGTAATTCGCAAGGCGTGTGGCGCCCCCACTGGACCAGGAGAATCCGATGCCGCACCACCACATGGTTGTCGCGGACGCCGTAGCAACGCAAGCGAACAATGGAGTGAAGTACAACATGAGCACCGTGACGACAACCGCACCCGGAAACAGAACCAAGCGTGCCGAGTCAGCGACTGCGCGAGTGCAGAACTTCGCCCTGCCGGTCGTGGAGTAGATATGGACCATGAAGTACGCACGGACTGACTCAGCGGAGCTGAGGACTTCATCACACATGCTCTTGATTTCTGACCAGA